TAAACATCACGGGCCCCAAAACTTATTTCTAAGCTTTGCCGCTGTTTTTCACTTCTTACTCTGATTCTTTGCTACTGCATCAGCCCCCATCTCTTTCTTTCGAAGGAGCAGCTAGGTAACCAGCCTAGCAGGAGATGGGACCCCAAGCCGAATCTTCACTCTGAATCGCCAAGGAAGGAGCACTGAGATTTTAATTCCTAATAACTATAACTAATTATTTTTGTGGGTCGCGACACCCAATAACACAGCGAAAGGGAGAAATTAAGTAAAAGAAAATCATTACTGTTGCAAGGCAATATTAATAGATCCCGACAATCGTATTTTATACCGCACGAACACCTGACCAACACTGGCATTGGCTGCAGCCACCCCATCAGTTGCGACTAACAGCCGACCAGGACAATAAGCTTCAACCGAATATACAGCAGCATCAGTGCCTGTTAAAGCAGCATTCAAATTTGTGTTCTTGGTAACACGAAACCGTTTTGGTACTCCAGCAGCATCCTTAATCACATGTCCAGGCAGTTCGAATGAAACAACATTACCTCCAGGACTACCAAATCTTTGGAGATACCTTCCACCTTCACCTCCCGCATACACAGGAGCCATTAAACCTTGCTCGTACGCTAACATCTGCGATTGGGTGGTTGGTGTATCATCACGCATGTCCTCAGCAAATGCCATAGTGACCCCCCCAGCTGTAGTGGTTGGGACTAAAGGAACATAAGTAAATTCAGCGCGTAATACCTCATAGGTGGTGAAACTGTTGGCCATATTAGTCAACCAAGTCAAATTGGGTTGCATAACATGGAAATTAATTGCCTGAACATTAAAAGCGTTAGCCACAGAAGCCACAGTCAAAATCGGTTCGGTTCTTTCAACGATCATCACATTTCCATTGGAACTAATTGAACCAGCATAAGAACCAGTGGAATAACTAATTGGGGAATAATTCTGTCCACCAACTGTTAACAATCCTGCACGCATTAAATTTTGACGTGATCCTCTCCTAGTCTTCGGAGCCATAAACGGATTCCTAGGAATTGTCATAACTTGCGGAGCTGGGTTGGTCCTTCCATTTGGATTCAATACAATTTCAGGAATTTGTGACTTGGGAATCTTGTTTTGTTTTCTTGAGGCCATTTAGTACGTAAATTAACAGTGCAAAAAGTTTTGTTATTAGGATAATAAATATAATATATAAATACTGATCCGTAATGAAAATGGTTAGTTTTCAACCAGAATAGACAACTCACTATACTCCTGTCTGGTTGATAAGGGGCAATGAGCCAAATTCATAGTGTTAAATCGTTCTTCCAACATGATTTGTGTATCAGGTAACAATCCAAAAGCTAACCAAAAACTATAGCGTGCTTCTGGCGTAACATCCCTGATTGTCTGTGTGACCTTTGGGGCTAGTCGCCACAGTCCACTACTGTAGAAGTCATTTAACGTTGTCTCATTTGGTCTCATCCTAATCGAGGATTTTGGGTACATGGAATAAAATTTATGGAAAACTGGCAATCCAGTAGTCAAACTCAAACCCCCGTGTCGCATCGCATCCAGCCACAACGACCTAACTCTGTCATTAGACAAATCAAGTGTACTTGTTAGGTCCTTTGCTAGACTGACTCGCGGATCTCGGGACATTCGGTAACCGATACCATCCCAAACGGGGTTTGTTTGGCAGAACTGGATCTTTTCAAAATCGTAAACTGGTGTTTCAACCTTCATAGTGTAACCAACACCTATAAACCAGTTGGCTATGTTGTTCAAGCGAGCTAAGTGGCGTCTTTCACAAACTATGACACAATCATCTCCATTGTTGGCCAAACGAAACTTTGGCACATTGTGTTTCTTCAGATACGTCCACACCATAGCACACATCAACAAACAATTGCCAGAAGAAGTATTCATGTCACCTGACATACGACAGCCAACAGTGGAATACTTAATCTTTCCTTCATCCAAGTAACCAAATCCTTTATTATACAACTGCATGGCAAGTAGTTGCTTTGTTGACTTCTTATCGGCAACCAACATGTTCCAAATAGAATGTTCCCATTCTAAAATTTCTTTAGAACAATGCTGGTCAAACCTTGAAGCATCCAAGCCAAC